GGTCGGGATAAAAGAGGGACTGGGCGAAAAACTGCCATAATGAATCCCCAGTTAAAACTGACAGAAAGTGCTATTAATTTGGCAGGTGGAGCGGACATAAAGCGACAATTTTATGATAAAAATCTATTCGTTACATTGAGCAATCGCATTGCGTCTGAGTTTAGTTTTGGTCTGGCACCAATTCCGTTTGATGTTGCAGTAAATAACGGGATCATTGGACATAATATTAATTTAACAGTTCATACATTACTGTCGCCTAATAGTGTAATATACTTGGGAGGAAAACCATATGTGATTTATAATATAGAGTTGGATGAAAACTCATGGAAGCTCGAGCCCAAGGATATTGTAGATATGCGGTTAACAATACGCGATGTTGCAGATGCAAATATACTTAATATACAAGCAAATCGAGGTTCTGCAGAACTCCGCAATCTTCCAGACTCATTAAAACGTGGGGATGCAAATAGTGAACCTATTCCATTAAAACAGAGAAACTCTCAAGATGTAAAGAGAGAAAAAGAAGAAAATGCGAATGAAAAGGAAGTGGCTGATAAGGCAAACCTAACACAGCAAAACATCCCTGTTGTTACGACTCCCCCAGTGGTGTTAAATGTCAATGGATTAGTCCTTGCAAAACCAGAAAAGGTGGCAAAACTAGATGCTCCCGAACCGTCTAGTGCAATGATTATCAAGCCTGACCCTATTGTTATTCCTCTTTCTAACCAAAGAGAACGCGACCTGCCCGAGCTCCCTGCTCCTGTTACTTACAAAACTCTCCCTGGAATATCAACCATTCCAGTGCCTAATAAAAATACAACGTTTACTCAACCAGCAGTAGTGAGAAATAGCGATATTCCAGAGATGATGCGTATTTTTTTTATGAAAGGTTTTTTTGTTGACTATTCTGAACAGAATAAGAATGGAGAATTTACAGTAAATCTAGATGCTCGGTGTGTGAAGAGTTTAACCCCTGAACAGTGTCGCGAAATAAGCAAAAGCAACAATAATAATTTTTTTAAACTCATTGAGATGATGAATAACACTGTTCAATCATTAGATGGAAAAAATAAAAATGATGTGTTTAAATCCAACATGTATCGTAATGTATTTACTCTGGGCGTAAATATGCAAAAAGGACCTAATATGGGGAAGGGGAATAAGTTCAATTATGAAAATTATGAAGATTATTTGAAAAAGCTTCAAATCCTTCAAATATCTGGAGATGGGAACTGTTTTTATAGTTGTGTGTCCACTGCGTTTAATATGCAAAATGCATATTCTCTACTAAACGCAAACACCAATGCTGCAAAATCGAATACCCCTGATTCTAGTAATCCCAACCTTATTACATATGACACCGTAGATTTAAGTTCGCAAGTGGCTGTGAGTCGAGGTGGAACAGAGTTCACGCCGATGTTTATTCGTTGGGCAGTTGTTAATTATTATCGATCACATAAAAATCTATTGCTACAGGAAATGATATCTACGAGTATGTTATTATATGGCTATGCTGATACGATGATATGGGTGAATGGAAATAAGGAGTTTGTAGAAATAATTGCAAATAACCAAGAACTGAAAAAATATGTAGACCTTATGAACGAAGTATTCTTGAGCAGACTCGATATTGAACAAATCCTATCAAATCGTTATGCCCAAGAAATGGAGTATCTCCTGCAGACGCAAGACATTACCGACCAATCTCGTAAAATAACAGCATATGAAATGGCTGATAGTTTGTTTAAACAGTATTCTAACGATGTCAAGTTTTTAACATTTAATCGCGATTTTCAACAAGGCACATCTATCAAAGAATACCGCCCGTTTTCATGTCCAACTACGTTTGATGAAGCGAATAAGATAATGATGAGTCCGACATATTTTGCACAGATGTC